AATAACTCTTTTATAACTTCCAGTTCCAAACCCAGTTCAAACCAAACACCGAGGGGCGACCCCATGGCCAGAACCCGCAAGGATCTAAATTTTACCCGCATCAAACCGCCGCGATCGCTCCCGAAAGGTGCCCGCACCATTTGGGCCGGGATCGTCGGCGCCCTCGACAAAGATCATTTTGGCCCGCAAGATCGCCACCACCTAGCCGCCTATTGTTACGCGGCCTGGCGCCATGGGGCGGAGATGGCCCGGGACTCCAAGCGAATGGGGACGGCGGACGCGGGAATAATCGCCGGGTCCGTTTCGGTCATGGCCCGCCTTGGTCCGCAGCTCCGGCTAACCGTTTCCTCCAGAGTGGAGGCGCGGACGGCGGCCAACAGCGGGAGGCGGGCGGCCACCGAGTTGAAACCGCCAGAGGCCACCGGCGGCCCGGGCGACTGGCGGAGCGAACTGCATTGAGCCGGAAACCCGCCCCGAATCCCCCTCTGATTTTTAGCCCCCGCTACCGGGACGGGTGGGCGGCCGGCGTGGCCTATTGCGTCGACCGCATCGAGGCCGGCGACCCGCCGGAAACCGTGGCCCAGGACGCTCTAGCCGTGGCCTCCGCCGGGGCGGCCCGGTTTGTGAAAAAGCGCACGCGACCTCGGCCGCCTGGAGGTGACGAAAATTCGTGAGCTGGCTCTATTCGCGGGCGCTGGTGGAGGAATTCTCGGCGGCCAGATCCTCGGATGGGAAACAGTCTGCGCGGTCGAAAACGACCCCTATGCCGCTAGCGTATTGTGCGCCCGACAGAATGACGGCCTACTCCCGCATTTCCCGATCTGGTGCGGCGACATACGGGACTTTGACGGGAAACCTTGGGCCGGATCTACTGACGTGGTGTCAGGGGGTTTCCCTTGCACCGACATATCCGCAGCGGGAAAAGGTGCCGGGATCGAAGGCAAAGAATCCGGCCTCTGGTCCGAAATGGCCCGGATCATTCGCGAAGTGGACTCGCCAAGGCTCGAGGTTTTTGTGGAAAACTCCCCAATGCTCACTTCTAGGGGACTCGGAACCGTTCTCGGAGACTTGGCCGCGCTGGGGTTCGATGCGGAGTGGGGAGTCGTGGGCGCGCACCATGCCGGCGCACCTCACAAGCGCGACCGGATCTGGGTCCTTGCTCGCCACCCCGACCGCGACCGCGAACCAATTGAGCCCAGCGATGCAGAAGTGGCCGGGGTGCCGGAACTGGTGGCCGACCCCCACTACGAGCGCGTTAAACTCCGGCGCACGCGGCCGGAAAATGCTGGATGCGCTGACCACTCCCGAAGAAAAGCGGCAGATAGTTGGTGGGAGCCTGAACCCGAGCCGGGTCGCCTGGCTGATGGGGTGGCCGATCGGGTGGACCGCCTTAGATGCCTCGGAAATGGCCAGGTCCCCCAGGCCATGGCCCTGGCATACCGCACCCTAAGCGCGCGGCTAGATAAAAAGCATCCCCTCTGATTCGATCAGCCCCGCCGGCTCGAGGCCCACCTTTAGGGCCGCCAGTGCCATGGCCAGGGCGACACATGGGTCTATTCGCCCGAATGACCTTTTTTTATCGAGCTTGTGTTGGCCCGCCGGATCGGTGACCAAAACGCTATTGGCGATCGACCAATTTAGGAGCGGATTGTTTCCGAGCAGTAGATCCCCCTCGTAGGCATGGTGGAGAAAAACCTCCATGGCCGGCCCCATCGACCGGAAACCCTGGCCCATGCCGGCGAGCGGCAGCTCTATCCCTTGCTTGCTGAATTCGGTGGTCAGATCTTCGATCCGCCACCGATCGTAATTGATTTTGTCGATCGGATACGCCGAGCAGATTTCCCCAATGTCGGCCGCCAGGTGGTCCCAGGCTATCGACGTGCCCGGCGTGGTCCGTAGCCATCCCTGCCCGGGATCGGCCCATAGATCGTATGGCGCGCGATCCCGCCGTCCCCGCTCGAGCAGGGTTTCCTGGGGAGTCCAGGCAAATATCTTGACGTGGATTTTCCCGGCCTCATCCTCTGCCACAAGAGCGAGCGAGGTTAGATCCTGGCGGGCCGATAGATCGAGGCCGCCATAGACGGGGCCGCGTAGGAAAACGTCCTCCGATGGCTCGCCTTGATTCAGGTCGAGCGTAATCGCGTTTAGAAACGAATTTTCAGCGGAAACGCGCTGGTTTAAAATAAGATTCGAGAAGGCTGCGAGCCTCGCGGGCAATCGCTCAGACTCAGCGGCTTGGGTCGCCACGTCTTGCCGCGACCGGAAAACCCCCATAGCCGGATTCGCGAGTTTCCAAGTGGCCGGGGCGAATGGGTCAGCGTCGAGCGGTGCCGCGTGAAGGCTCGCCACGGTGCGGGGATCGTGGCCGCTCAAGGCATCGTCGATTAGCACGCTGAGCAGCTGGCTCGAGGTGGCCGCCTGGGTCGAAAGAACGATCATCAAAGAGTTTTCATACGCGCCGAGACTGGTAGACAGAGCCTCGAAAAGTTCGTTTCGTTCGCCCTTGGACTGCCCCAATTCGTCGAAGATTACGAGACTGGGCGCGAGCCCGTGGGCCGTGGACGATTGAGCGCTGATGCTGCGGAACGTGGTTCCGGTCGGCCCGTGGACGATTTCTTTCGCGGACTCCCGAATGGTTACGAGATGATCGAGGCCGGAGGCCCGGAGCATTTTTACCGCGTACCGGAAAACAATCCCGGCTTGCTCTCTGGACATTGACGCGGAAATGATCTGGCTACCTGGCCGGCGCAGCGGACCCAGTAGAGCGCAGATTACTAGGGCCGCATTTAACGCAGTTTTCCCATTTTTCCTCCCAGTCGAGAGAATCGACCGGCTTGGCCTGGGGTTGGCGAAGGTTTTCGCTAGCCATTCTTTCTGGAAGGGCAGCAGTTTCAGCGGCTCCCCGAGCCGGTAGCCACCTTCGCCGATTTTCAGGTGACCCTCGAGAAACTCGAAAACGTCTAAGGCGAGTTTGCTGGGTTTCGGTTTGCGCGCCATGGCGTTTATCCGTTCATACCCGTTCGCTCCAAGACTGGGAGAAATCCCCCTCACCACTAGATATGGGGCTAGACGCTAGACTAGCACTGTATCTAGTAGTATGATCCCTTGACTACGGCCAGAAACGAGGGGGAGCGGCTTGGCAGTCAACGTTGCAATTTATCCTATTCCGACCGCGAGTGTGGATCGCAGCGCCCTGGCCGGCTCCCAGTTGATCGCTCTTCCGACCAAAGACGGGTCCGTGGGTGCGGGGCCGATTGTGGACTGGGTCATGCTCTCGGTGGTGCAAACCGAGCCGGACGCGACCCGAGTGCATAGCCAGGACGCGGTCCAGTTTAATTTTGTGATTTTCGGCGGCCCGGGCATTCAAAACGCCAGTTTCGGGACGTGCCTTACCTCCGACGATTCGCCGATGATTTGCCGGGTTCCCCCGGGCGCCACGTCCCTAGCCGTAAAGCGACACCCTTACGCCGGCCAGGATTGCTCCCTGTCTATTTCTGGCCTCAATCAACCCGGGCCGCCATGACCGGAGAAATCAAACGCCGAGCCGGCGCCGTTTCCGCTCTCGGCGGGAACCGTTTTCGGGTCATTGCTTCGACGCCCGGCGTGGCCCGGGACGGTATGGCAATTCCGGTAGAGGCGTGGGACACGTCTAATTTCGAGGCGAACCCGATTCTACTCTGGAGCCACAAGCGCGATGACCTGGACGCGGTACTCGGCCGCGCCACGGTACGGAAAACCGCTCACGCCCTCGAGGCCGACATAGAGTTTCTGGCGCCCGGCGTGTCCGCGTTTGCAGACAAAGTTTCGGCCCTTTGGGATGCCGGCGTATTGCGCGCAGTGAGTGTAGGCGCCGCGATCCGCTCTGCCGAGCCAGCCGGGGACCATCTCCGCGTTACGGATTGCGAGCTGCTCGAGGTTTCATGCGTGCCGGTTGGTGGGGATGCCCTGGCCCTGGCCCGCTCTATTGATTTTGACATTGACCCGCAAACCCTGGGGGCGGTTTTCAACCTTCAACCTGAAGCACCGAAAACGAACCGCCACCGGAACCGATTCCGAGCCTTGCAGCTTGGGGGGAGAAAATAACCATGGAAAACGCAAGCGAAGAAATCCAGACGCTCGAGATAGAACGCGGCCAGCTTATGGACCGTGCCGCCACCGTCGAGGCGATCGCTACCGAGTCCGATCGTGAGATGACCGACGAGGAGCAGAAAAGCTTCTCGGTTTATCTCGACAAGGTGGAGCAGATCGACGCGAAGATTTCCCGCTCCGCGCGGATGGAATCGCTTTCCATCGCCCGGGCCAAATCGGCCGCCCCGGCCGAGGCGGAAGCTTCGAGCGGGATCGAGGTGGGCGCCAAGGTGAGGGAGCCGGGAATGCTCTTCCCCCAGATGGCTATTGCCCTCCACCGCAACGGAAACTCCGCGCAAGCGGCCGCCGATTATGCCAAGCGAGTTTGGGACGATCCCATGCTGGCCCGCATTCTCGAAACGCCGCCCGACATTCTTGAGCGGGTCGCCGTCGCGGCCGGTGATACGGCAAACGCGACCTGGGCGTCCGAGTTGGTCGAGTTCAGAAACGCATCGGAGGAGTTCGTCGAAATGCTCCGGCCCCAGTCGGCGCTGATGCAGCTTTCAACGCGGACCCTGGATTTCGGCCGCATGGACTCGATTACCATTCCGACCCAGACCGCCGGAACCGCCGGCGGATACCTGGCGGAAGGGGACGCCATTCCGGTGGGACTCCTGGCTACGGGGCAAATCACCATGGCACCGCGGCACCTCGGCATTATCGTGGCGATAACCCAGCAACTAGCGTCCTCAAGCGCTCCAGACGCTCTAACGCTGGTTCGGGACGATATGCTCTCTGGGACAGCTACCGCAATCGACGTGGCGGCCCTGACCCAAACGTCGCGATCCGCCATCGTGCCGGGCGGGATCTACAACGCGGCCAACACAGCGATTGGCGTTACGGCCATCGCAACGCCGGAAGTTCTGACCCGCATTACCCTGGACGTTTTGGCAGCCGAAACGAACATGGCCGCCGCAAATGTCCCCGGCGCAAAAGTTTGGATCATGAACAGCCAGCAATATCTCATGCTCAATCACGCGCGCGACGGCGTGGGCGCCTACGCATTCCGCGAGGAATTGAGCCGGGGAACATTCGGCGGCCATCGGGTGATTGTTTCAAACAATCAGCCGGCGACCAATGTCGGCCTAATCGCCGAGTCGCAATTGATTATGGGCCGGAAGGGTGGCCCGGAGATTTCGACAAGTTCAGACGCGACCATCAACGCAAGCACGGCGCCAGCGACGAATCTGGTGGGTGCGCCGGATCCCGTCGCGTCCATGTTCCAACTGAGGCAGATTGCCGTCAGACTGGTCTGGGACCTCGATTACATTTTGAGACATGAGGCAGCAAGTTTCGAGCTGACCGCCGTGGACTGGGACTAGCCTATGCGGGTTAGAGTTATCAAAGATATTCCGACCCGGTACTCGAAGGGTGCGGAGTTGACAGTCTGGCCGGCGATGGGCAAGCGGCTTATTGATTCGGGCATAGCCGAGGCGATGGATTCCGCCGAGGCTATGCCCGACAAGCCTGCACCCAAAAAGAAAAAAGCACCCAAAAAGAAAGGCTAACCGATGGGACTGCTCGAGCGGCTGGGGATTCGCGCGCCCGTCGCCCGGGCTACCCCGGGAACATCCGTTTTGTTTCCGGCCGATGGCGGGCAGCGCTCCAATTGGTTCCAGCTTGGCACCACGCCGGCCAGCCGAAAGACCGCGCTAACTTCGAGCGCGGTCTATGCGTGCGTGGCAGTCATTTCCCAAGAGGTGGCGCGGCTCAAGGTTCACCATTGGCGCGACACGCCAGACGGTGGCCGCGTCAAAGTAAAAACATCCCCGGCCGCGCGCGTGA